GCACTCAATGCTAGAAAGCTTACGATCTTGTGCGCCCTTAAATGTCTTGATAGTAAAATTAAATAACTCAACAAGTGGCTCTGGACCTGACGCCCTACCACCAAAAGTCTTTAGTCTTGCACCAGCAGGGCGTACCAAGCCTATATCCCATTGCGGAATCTCACCAGCCCAAAGGAGTGCTAACAATTGTCTGAAAGCTTTAGCCCAACCTTCCTTACTGTCTTTGACAACGATTGTAGTCTCACTGTCGAACAGTTGAGGAATTTCAGGGAGCCTACTGATGTACTGTCTCTCGACACTAAACCCAACACCAGTACCACACAACAAGATGAACATAGCCTCATCGAAGGACTTAGGGTCATCTACGGGTAGATAAGAGCAGTTATAACCGGCTGTATTGTCCCTCTCTAAAGCTTTACCAGCGGTCATCATAGCCCTCATAGAAGGCATAACCTCTAAGTCTAAGATAGCATCACGTATTTGATTGATGTAACTATCCTTACCGGCTTTAGGGCGTACAACATTGTCCATATATCGTTCTACTGTTTCAGACCAGTCTTCACGGCCTTTACCATCAAAGTACTTTGCGTAACGGGACTTTGCTATGAATGTTTGATAGTCGGTAGGTAAATGATTATTCTTTGACATCCTCTTGTCTTCCTTATTATCTGTTATCACCAGAGCCTCTTAGTGTACCACGATCCATGCGACCGTCAAGCTTTTCCATGTTGAGTTCAATAATAGACTTAAGTGTCCCACCATAAAGATTAGCTAAAGCTGTCGTGTAAAACAGGACATCACCTAACTCGTTAAGCAATTCCTCATTGGAATAACGTGCTTTGTCACGTAACATCTTCTTTACTTTTTCAGCTACTTCCCCAGCCTCTCCAACAAGACCTAAAGTGTTCTCAAAGATACGATCATTACCCTTTGTCAAGATCTTACCCTCTACCCAATCAGAGTACATGTCCAAAATCTCTCTGTATTCTCGCATTGAAATCATTCCTTTTCCCTCTCTGCGTCGAAGGACATCACGGCGATGCCCCCTATATCTTCTATAGCATCAGTTATATGCTCTTGTAAATCGTCTAAAACAGCAGAATCTGACACAGGATGCCAGTATACGGATTTATCTACTGTTATGTGAAGATGTACATTGTAACTATCTTCACGGATCTCTTCTTCATCTTCCATAGCTTACTCTCCCGTAAAATTCTGTCGGGCCTTCATCTTCAACATCAAACAAATACCAAGCACAGTTATCTTTACCAACACTCTTGCTGCCTTCTATCCACTTCACTCTACCGACAGAAACAATCCTTGAGCAGTAGAGCATAAACCTTTCTGATTGTAGAGTGTGCATCCAGTCAGCATCAAACAAGAGCCAAGTAGGAGCAAACCTTACGAAGTGGTCTATCATAGGGTGGAGAAGCCTTCGGTCCCAAGGTGGATTTGTTATTATAAAGTCAACAGGATCGAAGTCATAGTCTAGGCAATTAGCTCTTGATACACGATCACACTGAGGCTCTATGTCTATCGCAAGTGTACACGACAAATAAGAGTTGTCTTCAATGTGTTTGATTAGCCTACCGTCACCAGCGCAAGGCTCTGCAAAGTTCCCTGAGAATGGTAAGTGTTCAAACAAAGGCAGTACAGCAGAGAATGGTGTAGGGTAGAAGTCTCGTTCTACTCTTTCAAACTCACTTCTTTTGCCCATTAAAATGCTCCAATAATTCTACACAAACCTCTGCGGGTAAAATCGCTAGAGGTTTTTCTCTGTCTGCCCTAATAAAAACAACAGGCAAGTAATCACCATGTGTGTTTGCTTGATCAAGCCAGCCATAAATAGTCTTAGCTGACTTAACTCTTTTACACTCAATCTGTATCGGAAGTATTTTTCTGGCGGCTGGGCTTAGTTGGACATCTTCTCCACCGGCTCCCATACTTGTACTCTTAACATCGTCATTCTCAAGCTGCGGGTATGTCTTGAGAATTAGATCCCGTATGTCCTGTTGGAAGACACGGCCTTTAGCTTTAGCTGACTGTGGCCTCATAGCTCAAATACATCCCTTGGCTCTCTGGCTACATTAATCAGATAACGAGGACCACCTTTGTATATAAATGTCCTCATGTCAGGCCAGCAGATCTTCTTGAAGTCACAGTAGCTACATTGGGTGCAAAGCTTAGTGTTACCACTCTTACCGTCAGGCTCAGGCTCATATTCCCTTGCAGGGGGTTTACCCATCTTCACGACAGACTTGCAATTTTCCACCTCAGCCTTCTTGGTCTTTACCTCTGGTGAGAGATCGTAGATGTCTAAAGCTATATGTCCAAATTGTTTGTCAAAGGCTAAGAAGCCAGCCCTATTCTTTTCTGTGACTATAGGGTCATCTTGGCTACCGTAAAGGTAGGAAGACAACTGACTGATGTAACCGAAGGGGTCTTCTTCTCTCAGCTTACCTTCTTTAAACTTCCTAAAGCTGAAACTAGAGGCAGACTTAACATCAATCAACATACCGTCGATAACACAGTCACGGTGACCTAATACGCCCTCTACGTTCAGTTGGTCTTGCATCCCTTCGACTTTATGCCCAGCAGCCATACACAAACCAATTATATGACTTTCCGTAAGGTCACCAAAGATAAACTTGTTGAGGGTAGAGGCTGTCAATTTCTCACGGTGGGTTGCCTTGTTGACAGTGTACCAAAGCTTACGTTCACACTTTGTTCCAAGACCAGAAAGACGAAGAGATCCCTTGTCTTCTCTTTTCTTCATTTGACGAAGAAGAGACTTACGGACATCTTCCGATACCCATTCCGCTACTTCTTCTGTATATCCCTCACCTGTTTGAAGGACATGATTTATATCAGCTACAAGAGATTCGATGGATGGCATACTTCTTCTCCGGTGTCATACACTGCAATTAAATAAGCCAAATAAGACCAACCACAACCGTTTACAGCTTCGTCAAGGAAGAGGAGACAATCTTCCATCGTCTCCACTCCTTTCTCTGTAAAGGTCACTGAGTGATCTCTACCATCTTCCTCTACAGTAGTTTCGTACTTAAGAGTAAGCTTTCCCATCTACCAGACCAAAGCCTCATCACGTTCAGGGGCTTCGGCTGCTTCCACAACACCAACACTTTCCAAGGTTACGATATTGACCCGACCTTTATAGATCGAAACCTTTACCTTAACTTTAGAACCGTTCCAGATGTTTTGTTCAGTATCCCAAGGCACTGCTACTTTGTTTTCTTGGGATGCCTTCCAATCAACTACATTGGGTGGGCCGTTTACTTGAGGTGTCCCATCGTCATTGGTAAACCTCTTGTGAAGATGTGTCCGTTTGAATGTATAACCATACAAACCATCTTCTGTTTCTTTGAACATCTCATTACCCAAGATGACGTCTGGAATACCGTCAGCAATCATTCTCTTCTTCATGTCTTCATCAAAGACAAGTTGAATTTTGTACTGACCGTCAACGTCATCTAAGGGGTAAGCTTCGCTACCCATGTCACGGTTACGTTCAAAGACCTGTGCGTACATGGATGTTCCATCATACGTTTTGTACACTGTTTTACTCATAGTGATTCTCCTTTTGGAATCTGTCTTATATCATAAATATTACAACTACGCAATGCGTCAATGTGTCTCATACCAGTTCCTTCCGACATCTGACGAAACTGCCAATGGACAAAAGACATCAAGTTTATCTCTCACTCTGTTCATACTCTCCTTTTGTATCCTAATCAACCTCTCAGCTATTTCCATCGAAGGTACTTCGACCTGCACTTCATCATGTACAATATCGATCAGCTTAAAGTCTAAGCCTTCCTTCTCTGCTCTCATTTTCCACTCTAGCACCCAATGCTTAACGACAACACTCTCACCGTTTTGAAGCATACCGGCTAGTGTTTTGTGTTCACTGGGAACCTTTACCTTACGACCATCAAGACCAGTAAAGTAACCTCTTCTGGCAATGTGTGGGATCTTCTTTTTCTTAAGTTCTTTAAGTCCGTCAATAGATTCTAGAAAGTTATCAACGGCATCTTTAGCCTGTGTCCGATTAACCTTTAAGATGCTTGCGATCTTAGGGATACCGGCACCCAAGAGAAAGGCGTAGATAAAGGTCTTAGCCATGTCTCGTGTCACATGCGGAATACCTAAAGCTCTCTTATTCACGTTGTGAATGTCAGTCTCATCTTCTTTCTTGCCGGTGACAATAGCATCGACATAAGCCCTAGACTGCATGAGGTGAGCCAAGATCCTAAGTTGAATGCCTTCCGCATCTGTACCGACTAGATAGTTACCCTCATCCACACACCATAATTTCCGCATAGGGCCATCATACCTGTGCTTCACACTTTCCACCGCAGTCTTAGGATCACCATAAAAGGCAGAAGGTATGTTTGCCTGATTGGGTGCCTGATGTGACATACGGCCTGTCCATGCCCCAATGTGCATAAAACGACCATGAATGCGACCATCATCCTTACACTGTCCTAACCACTCTACAAGGCTTGTTCTACGTCCCTGTAGGGTCAACCACTCTGACAGCTTGTGTGCGCCCTCTGGGGCCGTGTCAGGCAGTGTGTTGAGGTTAGTTTCGCTACAGGTCCACCCGTAGGTCTTGTAGTGTTCACCTTTGTCTTTCATATTCCATATGCCCCTTTGTTTTCTCGACAGGCTCCCAGCCAGCTTCCCATAGTCTTTCTATGCGTTGTTTTGGACTAGACGGTTCAAAGGTCTTATAGTCAAAACAAACAAGCTCTTCCCCTTGTCTTTCACACTTCGGGTACTTAGCCAAAGCATTCTTAACAGTACCAAACAGAGTACCATCCGTCTTCTCACGATACTTCAATCTATTAACCTCTACAAGCTTAGGGGGCCAGATCTTTTGGAACTCTTGTTCAAGGTCTGACATCCGCATTTTCATTTCAGATAGCATTTCTTGAGCAGTTGACCGGTCAAACTTAAACCCAATACCTGTCATTTCCTCGCAGGTCGATGCAATGTCATGCTCAGTACGCATTGCTAATTTCCACTGAGGGTCTTCGATCTGTGATTTAAACTTATTGTAAACTTTAGCTGTGACCTCAACATCGTTAAAACAATACTCAATCATCTCTTCAGACAAGCCGCCAGCAAAGTCTGTGAACTCTCCCTTGTGTAAACCTAGTCGAATGCCCCACGCCTTTAGTGAGTGACCGTTAAGAATGTTATAGTCAATAAGGCGGGAAACAACGAGAGTATCAACAACATCACAGGGTTTGATTGTGCCTGATCCCATAAACTTATTAATAACAGGAACATCGAAACCAAGACCATTATGGAAAACCCAAGTTCTAACAGAAACAGCAAAGTCATTAAATCTAACCTTCTCTGATATATCCTTGTCTAAATTAGTAAACTTGTACAGCTTACCTGTCTCAAGATCTTTAGCGCAGACAACATAAATGTGCTTTGGGTTTAAGCTGTCCGTTTCTATATCACAAGCAACTACCTTCATGTTGTCCACTTATTCCTTAAGGTGAAGCTGTCAGGGCTGAATGACATCTCACCGGCATATCCTGTGGCCCCTGTGGGACGGTTCTTAGTGATGTAAAGCCGTGTGGTGTTACGGTCATCCTCATCCTCTGCCATGTTGTCCCTCTGAAGCTCTACAACGACACTAGCACGTTGCTCTATCATCTTACAATACTTAACAGCACCATCGTCGTTTGTGTGAGCTATCGTAATCAAACCAACATTCAATTCAGCAGCAAGCTTTGACAACCTGATAGCCATGTCAGCTAAGAATGTCTCCTTGCTTTCATCACCGTTCTTGCTGGCTGCTACGTCCTGTATAGGTTCAAACATGATGTACTTACATCCACAAGCCTGTGACAGATAACGGATCTGATCCAGTAGAAGAAGGGGATCGTCTTCATCGTTCAAGTAGAACTGGAACAGCATCTCATCTTTAGTAATCTTAGAGATGGCCTCTTGCACAATTTCATCGTAGCCGTTGTCAACAATAAGGTCTTTCCTTGTTACATTCGCTTGTAGCTCATAGCTGCACAGACCCAACAGACTTCTAAGCTTTGTTTCTTCCAGATGCCAAATGGCAATAGGGACATCAGGGTATTCTGACAGAATGCGATATTGAAGGTAACGCATGAACTCTGTTTTACCAATACCTGTCTTGGCTTTGAACACAGTAAAGTGACCCTGCATAAGTCCTAAAGCCAAGTCATCAAAGTCAGGAATACCTGTCTGTACATACACATGCTCTTCCGCTTTGTTGTACAGATTGAGGAACTGACTGGTGGTGTTCAAAACATTGTCAGGGGTGAACTTCCTAGCTCCCCACCAAGCATTGACAAATTC